AATGTAGCCTTTAGCGTAAATCAGACTGGTAGAACAGGAATTGCATCTAAAATAAAAGGTATTGATACTCCAGAAGCTAAAAGTAAATTTAATGCTATGTCTGTAGATGGTGAGTATGTGCCTAATAAGAATCTACTGGATAGCAATAAAGACTTAGTAGAAATTGGTTTTAATCCAGGAGTACATCACTTATTTATTGATTTAAAAACAGGACAAGCTGTTAGAGGTGCTAAAGAAGCAACAGTTATTGGTGATCGTGTGTTTGCTAAAGGTGTTGAGTACTGGAAGAAAGCAGAAGCTCCTAAACCTGTTCCAACTCAAACAGGTGTAAATATCCCTAGTGATGTAAGATATAAATTTAAAAGAGGCGGTGCAGTAATGGACGATCAAATGCAAATGGCATTCATGGATGAAGGTGGAATAGCAGATGATGGTATGGACGTAGATCCAGTATCAGGAAACGAAGTACCACCTGGTTCTCTTGCAGAGGAAGTACGAGATGATATTCCTGCACAACTCTCTGAGGGTGAGTATGTCGTTCCTGCTGATGTTGTCAGATACTACGGTGTCAAGTTCTTTGAAGATCTACGAGATCAAGCTAAGATGGGTCTAGCTGATATGGAAGCCAATGGGCGTATAGGTGGGGAGCCTGTTCCTGCAGGTGGTCCTAAGAATGAAAACCTTACACCAGAAGAACAACAAGCAGTAGAAGCTATGATGGGTATGGAGCAGGGTGGCGCTGTACAGAACCCTTATCTACAACAACAACAGCTATATAACCAAGAGCCATCAAAAGCCGTAGGCAACACAATGGGTTATGCTGAAGGTGGTGGCTCTGCTCCTGTAAATCAATTACAGGCTCAAGCTATTACACCTACTGTTTACAACCAACCTAACTACTCGTTCTTATCCCCTTCAACGACTACTCAAACATCTCAGACAACAGAGCAAGCAATAAACCAAGCTACTCAAAATGTTTTTACTCCAGTGATGATGAGATCTCCAGAAGGTGTTGAGGCAGAAGCTAAGACAAGAGAACAGATGAAGAAGTGGTTAGATGCAGGTTGGACTATCCTAACTGGTGCACAAACTACAACTACCACAACTGAAGAAACAACAACAACTCCTACTGATACGACTATCACACCTACTACACCTACCAGAACTGGAGGTGGTGGTACTAACATTACTGTAGGTGACAAGTCTGGAACTGGTGGTTTTGGTTTTGGTTTTAAAAACTGGGGTAAAGATGTAGACTGGAGTGATCCAGATTCTATTAAAACTTTTGTAGAAAATTCTACGCAGGGTCTACTTGATCCTAAAACTGGTAAAAAAATAACTGAAGTAGGTTTCGGAATTGCAGGTCCAATAGGAGGAGCACTAGGTGCTGCAGCAAGTACTGTTCCTTCTCTAGGTTCTTTATCTGATCTAAGGGCTTCAAGATTTATTCTTAAAGCACAGGGTATGGAAACAGACTTTGTTGACGCTCAAATTAAAAAGATAACTGACAACGCTTCAGGTTTTACAAACTTCATAGATAAAGTATTTGGTGAAGTAGCAGATGGAGATGCGAAAGGTAGAGCAGCCCTTGATCGTCTTGGTCTTGAATATACAAGAGATGAAAAGACTGGTGATCCTACTTTTAGTGAAGAACAGATAGCATCAAACATAGCTAAAGCCAAGAAAGCTAAGAGACCTGCTACTGGTACGATTACTGAATCACCTAGACCAAAATCTAGACCTGATGATTTGGTTAAAGTGAGGACAGACTCAACAGGTAAAAAAGCAGGAGATGTAGGTTATGAGTCTGCTTTGAGAAAAAGACAAAAAGATAAACGTAAGAAAAACAGAATAAATACAGCCGCAAATGAAGCTGCTAAAAAAGCACAGAAATCTACCACAAAGAAAGAATCAATATCACAAAAAATTAAAAGAGGCGGTGGTTTTGATAAAGGTGGGCTAATGAATAAAAAAGGCAACAAGTAAACAATAACTATAAGGCTACCCAGGAATGGTTCCTGGCCCCAACATAAAGGAGAACTTTAAATGCCTGAACTAACTGAAATGGAAAGACCGAAGACTGCAGGTTTTGTAGATCGTGGGTATAACCATACTAAAAAACAAAAACAGATGGAAGCTGAAGAAGCTGAAATTGCTAAACTAGAGGCAAAGGCTCGTGGTGAAGAAGTTACTGAAAGTGAATCCAGTGGCGAAGATACTGATGACACCGAAGTACAAGCCACAGACGATTCCAAACAAGAAGAAACCAAAGAGGAAACCGAAGCACAGGAAGACGATAGTAGCTTAAGTGCCGAAGAGAAATCTTTTAAGAAACGTTATGGCGATTTGCGTAGGCATATGTCAGACAAAGAGAAGGAGTGGAACGAAAGATTTGAAGCTCTAGAAACTAAAAGTAAACGTGAGGGTATTGTTCCCCCTAAGTCTGATGAAGACATAGAAAAGTGGGCAAGTGAGTATCCAGACGTTGCAGGTATTGTTGAAACTATTGCTGCTAAGAAAGCACAGGAGATGTTCAACAAAGCTGAATCACGGTTACAAGAACTAGATGACGCTCACTCTGAAGCTCAAAGAGTAAAAGCAGAAAACATTATTCGTAGGTCTCACGAAGACTTTGACGAATTAAGACAAGCAGATCAGTTCCATGATTGGGCTGATGCACAACCTAAATGGGTTAAGGATGCACTCTATGAAAATATGGATGATCCTGCATCAGTTGTACGTGTAATTGATTTATATAAAATAGATAACGGTATGACTATATCAGCTAAGAAACAGTCTAAGAAGGCTGCAGCGTCTACTGTTGCTAAAGGTTCTCGAACTTCTATTGATGAAAAAGGTGTACAAGGCACTATTAAAGAGTCTGATGTATCTAGAATGTCATCTAAAGAGTTTGAAGAAAAGCAGGATCAAATAAACGAAGCGATGCGTAATGGCAAGTTTGTTTATGATATAACTGGTTCTGCAAGATAAATGGTTGACATATATTAAGTCAAGCATATAACTACCAGTATCTGACTTGAAGCCTCCGTAAGGACTACCTTCAAAGATACATTTAACCCAAAAGTCTAAACTACAAAGAACTACCTGTCCAAGTATAGGCCCAGTAGTATTCTGTTGCGCAACCGAATGCTCTCTGCACCCTAGAAAACGTACAGCCTCTTTCAGGTGTTTAAGCTTTATTCTCAAAGCCAAATATCATGGAGGATTTTAATCATGGCTTTTCAAACCGCAACAGGTTATGGCAATTTACCAAACGGTAACTTTTCGCCAATAATCTACTCCAAAAAAGTACAGCTTGCTTTTCGCAAGGCTGCTACTGTAGGAGACATAACTAACTCTGATTATTTTGGGGAGATTTCTGCCCAAGGAGATACGGTCAGAATTATTAAAGAACCAGAAATCTCAGTTCAAGCTTATGCTCGTGGTACAAACATCACAGCACAAGATCTTGAAGATGACGATTTTCAGTTAGTCGTAGATAAAAGCAACTACTATGCTTTTAAGATGGACGATATCGAAGAAGCGCACTCACATGTAAATTTCATGCAACTTGCAACGGATCGTGCAGCTTACAGACTAGCTGATCAGTATGACCAAGAAGTTCTTGGTTATCTGTCAGGTTTTAAGCAGTCAAGTCTACACTCAAAAGCTGATACAGTAAATGACCAAGTAAATGGTTCAAAGTCTGTTTCTTCTGCAGGTTCAGACGAGTTGCTTACAAGCATGAAGCTACGTAAAGATTCATTTGGTAACATTACGACAACATCAGCAGGGGATCATTCAATCCCAGTAACTGCTCGTATGCCAGGTGCTACATCTCTACCAACAGCTACAGTTTCACCTGCAATGATTGTTGCAAGAATGAAACGATTGCTTGACGTACAACAAGTTGATACCCAAGGTAGATGGCTTGTTGTTGACCCAGTGTTTATGGAGCTACTCTCTGATGAGGACTCACGCTTCATGAATGGAGACTACGGTGAAAGTGGTGGACTACGTAACGGTCTTACTATCAATAACTTTCATGGTTTCCGTCTATATGTATCATCAAACCTTCCTGCTCTAGGCACAGGTCCAGGTACATCAGGCACTGCGAACCAACTTACTAACTTTGGTGTTATCGTTGGTGGTCATGATTCTGCTGTCGCAACTGCGGAGCAAATCAGCAAGACTGAAACTTATCGTGACCCTGACAGCTTTGCTGACATTGTTCGTGGTATGCATCTATACGGCAGAAAAATACTAAGGCCAGAAGCCTTGGTTACTGCTAAATATAACGCAGCGTAAGGGGAGGATATAACTTATGGCTACTTTTGATATGACTCTCGCTTCTACTGCAGGTGTTGGTGCAGACGTTCTTGCTGTTCCAACTGTAGTAGGAAATACAGTACGCACTATGGAGGCAATCTTAGACATTGATGCTATGATTACTGCAGGTGCTACTATTGCTAACGGTGACATCTTTCAACTACTAGAAGTACCTTCTGAATCAATTGTGATTGCTGCAGGTGCTGAAATCATGAAGTCTTTTACTGCAAGTTGTACTTGTAATATTGACTTTGGTGGTGGAGATGACATCATTGATGGTGCTGCATTAGATGCTGCTGCAGGTACATACCTTGTAAAAGGTAGTAACGGTGAAGCTAATATTGTAAACACAGGTGCAGCTTCTACGTATGCTGCTGAGTCTTTGGCTCTTGTGGGTACTGCTGACACTATTGATGTTACAATCGCAGGTGCTGCTGCTGCAACTGGACGCTTACGTGTCTACGCAGTAGTTGTTGATGTTTCTGCTGCAATGACAGAAGCTTCTGCTGCTGCTCGTGACTTAGCATAAAACAACTTTGGGGGCTGACTTAGGTTGGCCCCTTTAGCTTATTTAAAGGAAACAATATGGCTTTGACATTTCTTTCGTTAACTAACGATGTTATCACACGCATGAACGAAGTAGCTCTTACGTCTACTACCTTTGCAAACGCAAGGGGTGTTCAGGTACAATGTCAAAATGCAGTTAATGAATCTATAAGATATATTAATCAAAGAGAGTTTGGATACTCTTTTAACCACGCACAAAATTCTTCTACTTTGACTCCAGGTGTAGCAAGGTACAGCCTACCTACAAGTACTAAGTCAGTAGACTATAACACCGCAAGAATTAAAAAAGATGACGATCTTAATTCTGCAGGTAATAATTTAGTTTCTCTTAACTATAATGAGTACATTGATAAAGATTATCCTAACGAGGAAGATCAAATTAAATCAACAACTCTTAACGGATCACACTCAAGTTCTGTAGCAACTCTTACTTTAACTTCTACTACAGGTTTTGCTGCATCAGGTAAAGTGTACATTGGTGGTGAGCAAATAACTTATACTGCTGTTTCAGGTAATGATATAACAGGTTGTACAAGGGGTGCTAACAGTACAACTGCTGCTTTACACGCAGACGGTACAACAGTAACACAGTTTGACGGTGGTGGTGTTCCTAGAAACATAGTACGTACCCCAGACAATAACTACTTGTTATATCCTTATCCAGATAAACAGTACACACTAGTCTTTGATTACTTTACATTTCCTTCTGATCTAGCTGCACATGGTGACACTACA